CGGAACGGTATCAGGTAAAACAGTTAGTGTTACCGATGGTGGATCTCTAAGAGCACTTGTTACAGCTATAGGTGGTGGTGTAACTCCACTCGCTGATGCTGGTGAAGGTGATGGAAAAGTAGCAACTTTTGCAGGGGCCACAGATTTTACTCTTTTAAACAAGGTTGGATTTTCTTCAGCGGTACTTACTGCCACAGGAACGATCAGAATCTATTTAGAAGATAAGTATGTAGCTTTAAGATATGTCGATGCACTTTTAATTGATTCAACAGCTCGTAACTTTGATATCCAAATCAAAGCTTATGATGTGAATCCTTCGAGTGGTTTGGGTTATGTGGATTTATACACTCTTACTAACGGTACAGCGACAGCACTTTCAGCTAACACGCAAGTGATAGGTGAGATTACTGTAAAAAATACCTCTGTTTTAAACTAGGAGGTTTTATGTTTGCAGGAAGAAATTTTGTCCCTTACCAGGCGATAGAAAGAGATACTAAAGAGCTTTTTTTGAAAACTTCAAGTAATGGATCTGGGACTTACACTATAGCGAATGGGGTAGGAATATACTCTGTTACTAAGACTGATACGGGTGTTACTCGTATCTACTTAGAAGACAAGTATCCTGCTTTGAAATCAGTAAAAGCAATCGTGTTGGATTCAACAGTGAGACACTTTGACTTCCAAGTTAAAGCTCACGACGTTGCTCCGACTAGTGGACGTGCTTATATTGATTTATTTTCTTTAAGTGCAGGATCAGAAACAGACTTGACCGCGAGTACAGTTTTGGTAAAAATTGTATTGAAAAATACAGAATCAGTTTTCTAAACAGTCAAGGACGTATTGAAATAATTAAAAAAATCAATACGTCCCTTTTTTGGAGTCAAATATGCTTGGAATGATGGGCGATAGAAAAAAAGCAGTGGCCGATATCGTGCTTATGCTTGGACAGAAAAAAAGAGTGGGTCGTGATGGTGGTGGTAACATGACTGAAGAAGTATCACGAGAAGAACCCCAAACAGATAACAACGAACAAATGCAAATTATTGCAGAAGATATGATAAAGGCATTGGAAGATAAGTCAGTTGATCGACTTGCTTCTGTGTTGTCAGCATTTGCTTCTTGTTGCAATGATAGCGGAAACGAATACTCAGAAGAATAAGGGCGGTGGCGTATGTCAGGTACAGTAACACTTTTACAACTGCGCGATTCCGCGAAAGATAGAGCAGACCTTACTAATTCTACTAGGATCGATGATACCCAGTGGAATGAGTATATTAATAAATCAAAAGATGCCCTCTACGATTTGTTACTATCTGCCTATGGTTCAGACTATTATGCTAATCCAACTCCTACCATTGTATCTATTATTAATGGTACTGATACCTACTCGCTTCCTTCTGATTTTTATAAGCTTAATCTTTTAGAGTACAAAATTGATAACAATACCTTCAAGAGTATTAAGCCATTTTCTCTAGCTACTAAGAACAATACTTCTAACAATTATTACTATGGGCGATTATCACCAGATTTTAGATATAAGATTCACGGTAGTAAGTTAATTCTTTATCCTTTGCCAAACTCTAATCTTACTTTAAATCTTTGGTATACTCCATTGGCAACCAATCTAGTAATTGACAGTGACTCTTTGAATGGATTCAACGGGTGGGAAGAGTACATTACTATAGATTGTGCTATTAAGGCCGCTAGGAACGAGGAAACGGATACTGTGGAGCTTGAGAGGGATCTGATGAGGATCACGAAGCGGCTTGAGGAGATGGCAGAGAATCGAGATATGGCATTTCCAGCAAAGATTCAAGACACTAATAGGAATTATTATTATGATCGTGGTCCTTACTAGGAGTAGAGATGTTAAAAGATCTTGAGACAAGAAATTTTAAAGACCAGTATCCTAGTAATGTTATCCAGGACAACGTTAAGGATTTATTTACTCAGCTAAAGAATTGTCCTTTTCTGAAGGGCGTACATTTGAAAGATGTAGTGGGTGATAAGCCTATAATTGATGTGAATCATAAGCTTGGAAGAAATCCTTTAGGTTATATCGTTACAAAAATAAGTCAGCCTACTTATCCGGCAAGTGGTGGTAGTAATGATAGGAAAATATCTTTTGTAATTGATGCTACTTTTGTTCCAGCAACCTTTGATGTGTGGGTGTTTTAATGGCATTAAATAAAGTAATTCACCCTCTAGTAGTGGACGGTGGGATCAATACCAAGACCGATGAGAAACTGGTTAATGCTGGTGAAAATTTGGTGGTGGAAAATGTTTCTTATAATAAGATAGGAACTATTGAGAAAAGAAATGGTTCAACTAAACTCACTGAAATAGTTGAAGAAGTGTTAATAGGCTCTCCATTAACTACTACAAATATAAATCCCCAATTCCTAATAGAGCATAATCAAGAGCTGTTGATGGGTGGATCTCCAGGGGAGAGTGGAATATACAGCTACAACAAAGTAGATAATCAATGGAATAAGAAAGATGGTGAACCTCTTTCTCCATTTGTTTTTACAGAAGATATATTCTCATCAGAATATACAGTAATTAGTCAGGGATCTGTTGAATGTCCTAGCTTTGGAATTAGATATATTGGTCTGGTTTATAGCGATTTAACTAACTTCACGGGAATAGTTATTTATAAACAAGACCTAGAGACAAATAGTAAAAAAGTTATATACAGATCAGATATTTCTTCTACGAGTGGCGGGTATATAGGAGTTAGAGTAGATGCTATCGATATTTCGAATAGTGGGTTAACTGAACCGTTTTTATACGTGACTTATACTAATTCCGTTACAGCTGGCGCATACTACGAACTAAATACTCTTGGATTTTCAAACGAAGCATATATTTTTACTAGAAAAGTAACAACTAATAGGACAGTAGTACCTTATTTTGATTCTGGGATAATAGGATCTGAAGTATTTATTATATGGCACGAGAGTAATGTTGGAAATCCGCATAAAGTTATTGGTGTAGGTTATGTAGGTTTATCAGGAGGTTTATACGCAGGAAATAAAAACATCTCTACTGAATACAACGATGCGATTGGTGCCTTATCTTTTGCATACGATTCAGTCAATGCCAAGATACTTATTTGCATAGGAACAACCGCAGGCCACCCAGCGGCAGGAAATGATAACGTCGTTTCTCTTTATGTGCTTGATATAAATTTAAATATTATTTCAACAGCAGTAGCATATCTCCAATACGGATCAAACGGTGAAGTATTCGATGTGCTTAAAATAATTTCAACTACCAATAAAGAAACTCCCACTCTCCAAAACGATGTAATTTTTGCAGTGGCAGTTACTTATGGTTATTCTTTCGACAATAGCGCAAATGTTTCAGAATATAAAACAGACAGAACTATAAGTTATAATGTTTTTTATGATAAAACCACGAAAGACGTAATAGCAGCAACGGCAATATACGACCCAACATTTTACGGTTCAATTACTTCTAAATTCTGGAGAATTCCAGGCAGTGACGACGTTTATTTTATCGCTCAATCAACCATAGTGCCAAACTTCTCTTATTTTATAGTAAGATATTCTCTAAGTTTATACCCACAATTTCCTGTTCTCTTTCCTGCCTTTACTAATCTCGGTTCATTTGCAATAGATGCCGCTACTTTCGACAGAACCGTAACTGCGAGAGAGATAACAAGAAGTTTTGAACTTCCACAGGTAACAATTTCAGCAGATGGAAATTATTATTATCCTTCTTTAATCCAAAACAGAACCTTAGCAATATCAGGATCTCTTTCTTACAACAACCTTCTTCCCCTCTCCGTATTATCTCTAAAAAGAATAGAATTTAATTCAGAATATAATGGAATTAATGCCAGACTTGGGGGAAATACCTATATAGCTGGTGCCAGTGTAAAAGAGTACGACGGTGAGAAGTTAATGGAGCAGGGATTTTATCAATTCCCAGAGTTCTATCTGTCTTATACGGTTAATGTTTTATTCCCTAACGAGGCAGGAGATTACCTGTATTGTGCAGTTTTTGAATACACCGATGCTAATGGACAGATTCATAGGTCTGCACCATCACCAAGTAAAAAAATAAATCTTCCTAACAACAATGGACATAGGACGATTAAAATTGCTTCTCCTTTCCAATATATTCAAGGAGCAAAGAAATTAAGTTCTGAAGGTTTTTATTCAGTTGTTCTTTATCGAACAATAGCTGGTGGTGATATCTTCTATAGAGTTACTCCTACCACAGGACTGACTAATATTTTTTACTCCAAATATGTTTCATTTGATGATGACGTTTTAAATGCAGACCTAGAAAAAGCAGAACCACTTTATACCAATGGAGGAGTTTTAATTAATCAAACTATCTCTCCTTTAAAGTATGTGATTACTGCTAACAATAGAATATTTGGACTATCTAGCGAAGACGATAATCTACTCTACTACTCTCAAGAGCATATCAGTGGTGAACCTGTAAACTTCTCTAATGAATTATCAATGAGGTTAGATAGTGGAGTTCTAAATAGATCTGGAGTATCTAAAACACTAGGTTGCTTAGATTCAAAAATAGTCATCTTTAAAGATCAATCAATTATTTATTTCTCGGGTAATGGACCAAATCAAACGGGTGCGCAGAATGATTACAGTGAACCTAAAATAATTTCTAGTGACGTTGGGATTGCTGACATTAAATCAATGGTGACTATTCCAGACGGGATTATGTTTAAGTCCAATAAAGGGATTTACTTACTAGATAGGTCTCTTAACCTTTCCTATATTGGTTTTCCAGTAGAAGCATATAACAGTGAGAAGATAAATGGTTGCTCGAATATAGTAGATGAACATAAGGTATTGTTTTCTACTTCAAGCAGAACATTGGTTTACGATTACTTAAGTAAAAAGTGGTCTACCTGGACATGGGCCGTATCTTTCATGTCTACCTATAATAAATTGCCAGTTTATATAAAAAGCAAGAAGGTTTATCAGCAAGATAAAACATTATACAAAGATGATACGAGTTTCCAGTCAATGAAAATAGTTACTCCTTGGATAAAACTAAGTGGTATACAAAACTATCAGCGAATTTATAAAGTGATGATCCTTGGTAAGTTTAAATCCGCTCACACTTTAACAGTAAAGATCTACCATGATTACGATGACACTTTAATTGAAACACACAATATATCACCGAACATACTTGATAAAATATACCAATACGATTTAAGTCCTACAGTTCAAAAGGGACAGTCTTTTAAAATAGAAATTTATGATAATGTAAGTACTGGAACGGGGGAAGGTTTTTCTCTTTCTAATTTGTCTTTGGTTCTAGGACAAAAGAAAGGGGCGAATAAGACACCAGATAGTCAGAAATATTAGGAGATAATATGAGTTTTTGGAGAAATGCTTTACCAATAGTGGGTGGAATAGCTGGGGGGGCGATAGGTAGTGTTATCCCAGGGGCAGGAACGGCATTGGGTGCAGGACTAGGCATGGCCGCCGGTGGAATGATTGGTGGTGCTGTTGATCCAGTTACCGGTGAGGTTACACCCACCCAAGTTCCAAACGTTGCTAATGTTGCTGGACAATCACCAGAACAAGCTTCGTTTTTAGAGGCGCTTAGAAATCGTTATGAATCCGCTGGAACTATGCCATCAGTTGCACAGGAACAATTAAGACAATCAACAAATGAAAGCAATAATGTAATGGCCGGAGCATTGGGATCAATTAGAGGGAATCAAAACCCAGGTCTAGCAGCAAGAAACATTATTGACCAGACTAATTTTGCTAATCAGAAGGCAAGTGGACAAGCATCTTTATTACGAGCACAGGAAACTGTAGACAATGAGAAGATGAAGCAACTCCAAGAGTCCACTCTCTTAGATGCTTATGAGAAGAACCGACAAGCACTATTAGACCAAGAGAGAATCAAAGCAGGATTATCAGGATCAGCGATGACAGCAGATGCAAACGCAAGAGCGGCAGCAATTAAAGCACAATCAGACTATATGGGTAACATCGGAACAGCGGCCACACAATTTGGAATAGCATCAATGAAACAACCACAACAAGAATCATGGGTATAAGGAGATTTTATGAACATCGGTAAACCAGCGCCAAAGAATTTTCAATCAGACACGAGAAGAGAAACAGAATCGCGCTATGGTAAAGGTGAGCAAAAATATGCCACTTATTATGGCGGACAAAAAAGAAGCGAGATTCCAGAAAACGAACGTGATCGCTACTCATACCAAATGGACGATGCGAGTGGTGAGTATAGAGAGTTCGATAAAAAACTAGGTGACTTTGTTTATAAGATCAATCAAGCAGAAGCAAAGGGCACTCCATCATCATCACTAGAAATACAAAATCTAGGTGGTGGAATGGGTGGAGATGAACCAAAAGAAGATTTTTTAGATGCACTTTCTAAAAAGAAAAGAAAATAGGTGGTCCTATGGCAAAGACTTATGAGGAAATCATTGCAGACATTGAGAAACGTGGACTGAAGACCACGCCTAGTGAGCAGAAAGGGTGGATAGACGTACCCGAGTATGGGAATGAGTCAGGTGGTTGGATCGCTGAGAATAACCTCGTGGTAAGACCGAATGGCTTTGCTAGTGTCATGCTACCAGAGAATAAGGAGAGTGGTACGGTTAAGGAATCTTTACCAGAAGAGAAAGTGATTGCTCCTAAGTTTGCACAAAAC